CGGCTCAGCATGGTGAAAACCATACTAACCGGGCCTGCAGTGCATCATCCACTAGAGTGTTGTGTAGAAATACTATACACTCACAATGAGGGAGCTGTTGCAATGTCATCTGATGGAACGAGGACCCGCGGTCTACTTGAAGTTCGACCAAAGGGAGGGACTTGTACCCTTGAAGAATTTTTCAACAATCAAGGTAAGATTGTTGTATCTTCTCCTCCGCCCATTCAGGTGGGGAATCAGATTACTGTTTCCGAGTCTCACCCTAGAAGCCGTGATGGCTCCTATCGTGAGGGCGGCCCGTTTTTCACGAGCCGTGTAACCAGCTTTTTACAGCCTGGTTACGCGAGAAACCTCTACCTACAGACCAAAGGTATTTTGTATACCGGGCCTGTATGGGGTCGTTTCCCGTCTAACACGGAGATGACTAGCATTGGTTATAAAAACCAGCTGCAGAAATTGGATCGCGAAAATAAAAACGCGACTTCAATGGCTGCTGATGGAACCACTGCTATATCACTCTGTAATCCCATTAACCCTGCCTCCAATCTCGGTACTTCCCTAGCTGAATCCTTTAGAGAGGGTATTCCCTCTCTTCCAGGTATCCAGCTTTGGGAGGCCAAGACCCGAGCCCTTAAAGCGCTCGGTAGTGAGTATCTCAACTATCAATTTGGTTGGGCACCACTCCAGGATGAAGTTCATTCTGTCGTGTCTGCCGCCCGACATCACCGTGATTTGCTTTCGCAATATCACCTTGGTGAAGGGTCAGATACTCATCGGAGGTTTGATTTTCCATTGCAACGTACGTCTGTTTCCCTGCCTGATGAAGCTTGGCAGGCTTGGGAAGGTAATCCATTCAAATTTGAATGGAATTCAGACGGTAGGCGTCAGGTTTCTCTGGTTAGAGAAACGAAGCGCTGGTTCGAGGGTTGCTTTACCTATGGTCTCCCCTCCCAGACTGATAGCTGGAAGAGGGCCTTGGGTTTCGGCAGTGATGCCGATCAACTCTTTGGACTAGCACTTTCCCCAGATGTTCTCTGGGAGCTCACGCCTTGGAGCTGGGCCGTCGACTGGTTCTCGAATGCTGGAGACGTTATTAATAACGTTACCAACTTCGGACTAGCCGGTCTTGTCTTGCGTTACGGTTACATGATGGAAGAATCCATCGAATGTGTGACCGCAGAAGGAAAGTCTCCTTCGGTGTCTATTCGGGAGTACAAGAATCCCAAAGAAGCACCAATTAAAGAAGGCGTTCCTACTGGACACTACAAGTGCGGTTTTGAAACCGTCACTAAACGTAGAGTCCCCGCAAGCCCCTTTGGATTTAGCGTTGGTTGGGAGGGCTTATCACCCACTCAGCTCGCTATTACTGCAGCGTTGGGTATTACCCGGCTGCTGTAGCAGTTCACTGCAACCACTATGTAGGCTTTTGCCTACTCCAAAAGGAGTGTGCCTATGGCACTGACCGATCCACAGAAATTCAAAGAAGTCGCGGGTACGGAAGTTGAAGCACCCCGTGTTTCCACGGGGGATTTCAAGTCCATATACGAGACCTCTGATGGCAACAACGTTTTGACCATTTCCACTCAGGAAACTGGTTCAAACCGCAAGCGTCATCTCGTGCGGATCGATGTTAGCAAGCTCACCACGAACATCTACGAAGAAACCAAGAAGCAGACCGTAACTGCGTCTGTTTACTTGGTCGTAGATCGTCCGATCGCGGGCTTCACTGTTGCTGAATGCAAGAAACTGGTTGAAGGCCTTGTTGGTCTTCTCTCAGCTTCGACCTATTCACTAACGGAAAAGGTCCTTGGAGGCCAATCCTAAGCCTTCTCAGGTTCTCGCTTGGATTTGTCTAGTATATTTACTAGTCATTTTCCTTGTGATTGCCTGGGTTGTGCTTTAGGCTTGCTTCTGCGATACTCCATTGAAAGGAGTGGTGATGTCCGATCGTAATCATGGTTATGATTACAATCATGCCACCTCGGGCCAACAATTTCTGGCGATTATTATTCTCGTCGTTCTTGTTGCCCTTGCTGGTCTTGCTATCGGCCTATCTATCCTTGGAGTTTTTCTCTAAGGATCTGATTGCCTCAGTGTGGCAGGCTAAGGATAACTACCTCTATTAGGAGGAGCTATGAAAAGCCTGATATCACTCTGGAATGTCCTAGCTGAAGAATACGCTAGGAGATGTAGCACTAGCACCACCATGGACATGAAAACTGTCCAGGGTCGATGTGAACACGAGGGTATGTCGTTTCTCACGATTACCCTTCCATCCTTTGGAAAAGACTTTCAGTATTGTCTTGACCAGGGTATGGTTGTTCCCAAATCCTTTCTTTCTTTTAGAAAGACTGGATCATGTCTCCCCTCATTTCTGAGAGGTTTCATGGAACAGGTGTTCCATCTCGATAATGGTATCCTCATTAACGAGCCGTGCATTGAATCAATCCAGGCTATACGCCAGCTTTCGCTGGTTTTTAGCAAGATTGAAATTCCTTGTACTCCTGAGAGGGAGCGTAAGGCTATGCGTAGCTACGTTGATTGTGATAAGGAGGTCAATTACAATGATTCCTTGCTTGATAATTCTGATTGTTCTGAATTGTCTCGCATGGGTCGATTGTTATTTGGTCCTATTTTCTCAAAAGTAGATAGAGATATCTATTCCGAGTCTATAGTTCCAAAACATGGGCCCGGTGCCACTGCGGATCGCCTTACCAGCAATGGTAAGTATCGATCCAGGTACTGGACCCAGCGTCTAGAGTCTGTCTTCCATGTTGGAGACTTTCTCTCTCCCTCTCCTCGTTTTTGCACTGAGGAGTGGTATGACGCGATTGACCACCTAGAACCTGGCTCTGAGATGCCCTCTCGGGTTATCTCAGTTCCTAAGACGCAGAAAACGCCACGTATTATTGCCATCGAGCCGTCCTCTGTACAGTATGTACAGCAAGGCGTCTTGGAGGCGTTAACGCGTGCTACTAACTCCGATATTATCGGAGAGTTTGTCAGCTCTGATTCCCAAGAGCCTAACCAGCTCTTGGCTCAGGAGGGCTCCAATGGAGACCTTGCGACGCTCGATATGAGCGATGCATCTGACCGCGTTTCCTTGAAGCACGTTAAGAGCATAACGTCTGGAAACCCTCTCTTTCAAGAGGCTATCCTCGCGTGTCGCTCAGAACGTGCTGACGTTCCTGGTGAGGGTGTTATAACCCTCTCCAAGTTCGCGTCTATGGGTTCTGCTCTTTGTTTTCCCTTGGAGGCTATGGTCTTTTTGACCATACTTTTCCTTGGGATAGAGAAAGAGCGAGGATACCGTTTTACCAACAGGAACGAATTTCGCTCTTATGTTGGTAGGGTGCGTGTCTACGGAGACGATATCGTCATTCCGTGTGACAATGTGCATACCTGTGTAGATTTACTCGAGTACTTCGGTGCTAGAGTAAATCGCCGTAAGTCTTTCTGGACCGGAAGGTTCAGGGAGTCTTGCGGTAAGGAGTACTACGCGGGTCATGACGTTTCCATTGTCAAGGTCCGTCGTATGTTCCCTTTACATAGGCAGCAAGTAGCAGAGACCATCTCTTTGGTTTCTCTTCGCAACCAGTTGTATCAACATGGTTGCTGGGAAACTTGTGAGTGGTTGGATAAGAAGCTTCGGAAATTGCTTACGCACTTTCCGTGCATCGAATCCAGTTCCTCTGCGCTTGGTCGTGTCTCCTTTCTCGGTTACAACCCCGAGAAAGAACATGAGCACCTTCATGTGCCTCTGGTTAAGGCATATGTGGTGTCAGATCGTTCACCTAACGACAAGTTAGATGGACCTGAAGCCATGCTCAAGTTCTTCCTTAAGCGGGGCGATTCACCTCGCTTCGATAAGGAACACTTGGTACGCGCTGGGCGTCCGCGTGTCGCCTACATCAAACCGCGGTGGGTAACTCCCTACTAAGGGAGCCCCTGGACTATACTATTGTATAGTATAGGCTGCCTATGGCGGCCAGGGAGACCATTTGTATCTGGTCTCTGGACGTGGGTAATTCTACGTCCGGGGAGATGCACTTGGCAGTGC